GCGCGCGGGCGCGCGCCTGCGTTCGCGCGCACGCAATCGCAGGCGCGCGCCCGCGCGCGAGACGCCACCCCTACCCGCCAGTACGAATGCCTCCGATCCCCGGCCGGAAAGAATGATCATGATCAAGGCTGTCATCCGTGACGTCGCCGGACCGCTCGTCCTCCTGGGCCTGTCCGGCGAGAACGTCACCCGCCTCATGGCCGGCGAGCCCATCGCCGTCAACCTCGCCCAGCTCGGCCTGCCACCCCTGCGCATCGCCCTCACCGCAGGCCGCACCGAAGCCGACATCATGGATCAACTCGAACAGCAGTACGGGCCGCTGCCGTTCACCTGCCCCCGCTGCCGACGCGCCTCCCGCCACCCCGACGACAAGCGCTACGGCTACTGCGGCCACTGCCACGCCTACACCGGAGCCCCGTCATGAAGCAGCCCGCCACCGAAGACCTCGCCGCCGTCCGTCAGCAACTGCGCGAAGAGATCAGCGAGGCCCGCGGCGCCCTCAAAGACCTGCATCGCGAGATCCGGGCCGCACGAGAGGCCGCCGAGACCGTCCGCACCGTCGCCGCCGAGCTCGCCGAGACCCACGTCCGTCCCCTCCTGGAGGCCGAGGTGGTCCGCCAGGTCGACCTCCTGCGCGAGGAGACCAGCGGGCAGATGCGCAAGTCCGTCGCCAAGGTGATCGCCGAGTTCGACACGCTGCGCGATCTCCTCCTCGGGGTCCAAAGGCCCGCCGACAGCCGCGAGGAACGCTCCATCCCCGAGCTCCTGCAGGACCCCGCGATCCTCGCCCGCGCACAGCGCAAGATCCGCGAGGCCGACCGTGGCTAGCTGCCCCATCTGCCCCCGCACCACGCCCGACGGACAGCACCTGTGTCTCGTCCACTCCGGGGAACTCCGTGCCTGGCTCGCCGAACTCCCGCGCCAGGCACGCCTCTTGGCCGAGTTCCTGACCCCCTCGGCGAGCCCCGCAGCCAGCCGGATCGGCGGCACGGGCCGAGCGACCGCCCCCATACCCGTCGACCTCCGCGTCCTGGTCCTCCTCGGCCCCGGCCACGCCGACCCGCCCACCGGCCCCTCCGCCGACGAGGACAGCGACGACACCGTCCCCATCCTCGCCCTCCTCGGCGCCTGGGCCGGCCACATCGCCTACCACTACCCCTCCGTCGGCTGGCACCCCCACCGCGACCCCAACGCCACCCTCTACGTCCTGCCCTGCGAACAAGCCCGGCCCGCACACGGCGAGACCATCACCGGCTGGTGCACCTGGCTGGTCGCCTACCTGCCCTTCGTTTTGAGCCTGCCGGTCGCCGTCGACCTGCACCGGGGCCTCGGCGACCTCATCCACCGCATCCGCAACCTCACCCACGACGTCCCCCACGACCATCCGCAGGCCGCCAACTGCCCTGCGTGCAAAGCCTTCGCGCTCGTACGGACCGACGGCATATGGGCCATCCACTGCCGAGCCTGCGGCCACCGCCTCGAACCCGACGCGTACGACGTCTACGCCGCCGCCGTCCTGCACGCCGTCCAGACCGACCAGGCGTCAACCCTTCCGTTGCTGCCCACGTCGCACGGACGATCCGGAAGGATGAGCGCATGACGCCGCGCGAGAGTGGAGCCACCGTGCCGACGATCTGGCGCGGCCCCGAGGACCTCCACTGGGAGGAAACCGGCGAGCGCTTCGACGAAACAGCACGCCAGTGGATGTTCGAATTCACCCCGGCCGTGCAGGACCCCGAAACCGGGCGCTGGGCAGCCACCGACTGCGGCGAACCCATCGAAGTGCCCCTACCGCGACGGCAGGAGGCGTACACCGAGGTCTCCGACGACCCGCTCGCCGAGCCCCGCATCGCCCGCCTCCACACACTCGTCACCGCACTGCTGGCCGACTACGAGACCCAGACCAGCCGCCCCCACCCGGCCACCGACGAGCTGCGCACCGCCCTCGAAGACGTCGCCCACATCCCCAAGCGTGAAAGTCGCCGCCGCCACGCCGCCGTCTGGAACGCCCGCAGACGCTGACCACATCACGTTGTCGTACCCCTGTGCCACACTGACCCCGCGACCGCATCACACGGCCCGCCACGACCCCCGTCGCGGCGGGCCGCCCGCGTTTCCACTGGACAAGATCGGCACTTAGCGTGAACATGGGGCCAGCGCCACTCGTGTGTCCACTCCACGGAACTCGCATCCCACCACCACACCTGCAGCCCCGGACCACCCCCCGGTCCGGGGCTGCAGCATCTCCACGGGCAGGAGGGCGCGCATGGCCGACCAGCTCTACACCGGCACCCAGGCCGCCCAACTCGCCACCCGCTGGCGACGCCAGCTCAGCGCCGACGCAGCCGCCGTCACCCCCAGCGCCATCTGCAACTGGCGCACACGAGGCCACCTGAAGGTCAGCGGCCTCGACGAACACGACCGACCGCTCTACGCCCTCGCCGACATCGCCCTCGCCGAGAAAGCCACCCGAGGCCGCGCCCTGCGCCTGGTCGGCATCGGCGCCCCGTAAGCCCTGCGGTGCTAGCCGTGACGCACCATAGGGGCATGGCAAAGAAGATGCAGAACCTGGGAATCGGCGTAGCGCTCGGGGCGGTCTGCGGGCAGGCTCTTGCGCACGCTGCTGAGGCCGATCGGCTTGGAAACAGCTACCGCGAACTCGCCCTCGCCCTTGGCGTTGAATCTCACATCGCTGAGACCATCTTCGACGGGCTCCGGCAATCGCCTCAGTGGGCTCACCTGAACGATCAGGCCATCTACGAAGAGGCAAGTCGCGGTTTGCGCGAGGTCTGGGCCAGACAGCCTTGACGCTGCCTGCCCGCGCCGCCGCCAGACCTACTCGCGGCCCCGCCGCCATGGCCGGCCATCGCCGCCCGGCCGCACCGTCACCTCCGGCACCTGCCCCGACCGACGCGCTCTCGTCGTTCCAGCCACCGCGCCCGCCATCAGGCACACAGCGGGCAGCAACAGCAGCCACCACTGCGTGATGACGGCGGCCAACACCAGGACCAGACCGACGGCGACCACTCCGAGCGCCCAGTCCGAACGTCCCTCAGCCACGGCAACCCCCTCCAGTTGTAGGCGCAGCACGATACGGAGGGAGACGCCGATGCCCAAGTCCCAGCGCTGGCGCGTCTGCTCGGTCCCTCGCTGCCCCGAGTACACGCAGCACGGCAAGTGCGACCAGCACCGGCGCGAGGCCGAGCAACAGCGAGGCAGCGCACGACAGCGTGGCTACGACCACGACCATGAGACGCGCTTCCGCAATCCCGTCCTCGTACGCGACCCGACGTGCGTGTGCGAGGACCAGGCCCACGGACACAGCCAGCCCTGCGGCCAGCCCTCCCGCCACGCCGACCACCACCCCCTCGACCGCCGCGCCCTCGTCGCCGCCGGCCTCGACCCCAACGACCCGCAGCACGGGCGCGGCCTGTGCGGCCCGTGCCACAGCAGGCACACCGCACGCGAGCAGCCCGGAGGATGGCACCGATGACCGGCAACGCACGGTTCGGACAGACCAGCGCGGACGCATTGGCCGCGATGAACAGCGGTGCTGAGCATCTGCGTCGCGCCATGACCGACGATGATCTGCGCTACGCCGGCGTCACCATGGCCGTGCATCGTCTCTACGCCGACCTGGAGCAGGAGATCGGCAAGACCCGCCGCGGGCGGCTCGCCCTGCGCCTGGCTGCACTGTGGTCACGGCTGAGCGCACCACGGAGCAGACGGTGAGCGGCACGCGGCCGATCGGTGACGCGCTCGACGCGCTCGGGATCGAGGCCACCCTCGACGACGGAGAGCTGGTGGCCGGCGCCATCGTCCTGCTGAAGGTCATCGACACCGACGGCGACATACGGCTGAGCATGGCCTACTCCGACGGCCTGGGCTGGATCGAGCGCGCGGGCATGATCCATGTCGCCGAGGTCATGGAGGGACAGTCGACCGGGCCTGCCAGCGACGATGAGCCGTGACACAGAGTGACACCGGGCCATGATCACCCTGGGGGGTGACCCCCGATCAAGATCGTCTGGGGGACCGCCGGGGAGGGCGCTCTCTGTCTGTACGGGTCTGGGAGGCCCGCAGACCGCGCCCAAACACCACGCACCGTAACCATGTCCGGCCGCAACGGCCGGGCAACCGACGACGTGCCGCAACGGCACCGTGGGGGTGATCGGCATGGCCGGAATGGGCCCTGCCCCGAAACCCAACGCCCGGAGGCGCAACGCCACCGTGGCGATGGTCGAACTGCCCGCCGCTGGCCGCGAGGGCGCAACGCCGCCGTGGCCCCTGCTCGCCGACATCGTCCTGTCGACACAGCGGGACACGGCCCAGCGGGCGGCCGATGAACTGGAACTGTCCCTGGCCGAGCCGAACCTGACCGGCCGCCGCCGGACCACCGTGCAGCGCAAGGCTGACGCGGCCCGGGAGGCAGCGGCCATCCTCACCGCCCAGCTCGCCGCGCAGGACCGGGTGGAGGCCGAGCTGTGGGGCCAGCTCTGGGCGCTGCCGCAGGCTGTCGAGTGGGAGCGCGCCGGCTGGACTCGGGAGGTGGCGCAGTACGTCCGCTGGAAGGCCCGCGCCGAGCAGGGCGACCTGGACGCGTCGAGGGAGGCCCGACAGATGGCGGACCGTCTCGGCCTGTCCCCGCTCGCGATGCTGCGGCTGCGCTGGAAGGTGTCTGCGGACGACACCGAGGAGCGTTCCTCGCGGCCTCGTCGACGGGCGGCGACCACTGGCCGACGGCCGGACGATCCGCGGGCCACTCTGCACGTGGTGGAGTGAGCCGTGGGCGTCCTGATGGTCCCCGCGCCGGACGCCGAGCCCTGGCCGACGCTGGGACCGCAGGTGTGCGACCTCATCGAGGAGCGGGCCGTCCACGGTCCGGGCGCCCTGCGCGGCCGGCCGTATGTCCTCGACAAGGAGAAGCGGGGGCTGATCTACCGCTGGTACGAGGTGTATCCGCAGGGCCATCCGCGTGCAGGGAAGCGCCGCTTCAAGCGCGTCGGTCTGTCCGTACGGAAGGGGACGGCGAAGACCGAGCTGGCCGCCGCGGTGGCGTTCGCCGAGCTGCACCCAGACGGTCCGGTGCGCTGCGACGGGTTCGACGCGGACGGCGAGCCCGTCGGCGTCCCGGTGTCGGACCCGTTCATCCCGATGGTCGCGTACACCGAGGAGCAGACGGAGGAACTGGCGTACGCGGCCCTGTACGTGATGGTCATGGAGGGGCCCGACGTCGACCTGTTCGACCCGGGCCTGGACCGCATCATGCGGTGGGGCGGCTCTGGGAAGGCCGTCCCGCTGGCGTCCTCGCCCGACTCCCGTGACGGTGCCCGTACGACGTTCCAGCACTTCGACGAGACCCACCGGTTCACGCTGCCTCGCCACCGGGGCGCGCATCAGACCATGCTGGCGAACATCCCGAAAATCATGATGTTCGACCCGTGGTCGCTGGAGACGACGACCACGTACACGCCCGGCGAGGACAGCGTCGCGCAGGGCACACACGAGTTCGCCGAGCTGATCGCGGCCGGTAAGTCGAAGGACCGAACGCTGTTCTTCTTCCACCGGGAAGCGGCCCCGCGGCCCGATGAAGACCTCTCGGACGATCAGCAGATCCGTGCCGCGGTCCGCGAGGCGAGCGGTCCCAGCATCGCGGCCTGGCCGGACTTCGAGGGCCAGGTCGACGCGATCGTCTCGCTGTACAACGCGCCGGACACTGACCGGGCGTACTGGGAACGTGTGTGGCTCAACCGGCGCGTGCAGGCGGGCCGTCAGGCGTTCTCCGTCGACCGGTGGAAGGAACTGGCCCGGCCCGATCAGCCGCTTCCGCCCAAGGGCGAGAAGATCGTGATCGGGTTCGACGGCGCCCAGTTCCGCGACGCCACCGCCCTCATCGCGACGCACCTCGCGACCGGGTTTCAGTGGTCGCTGGGCATCTGGGAGTGCCCGCCCGGCGCCAACGACCCCGGCGGCGAAGGCTGGGAGTGCCCCGAGGACGAGGTCGACGCCGCCCTGGTCGAAGCGTTCGGCACATGGGACGTGGTCCGTCTGTACGCCGATCCGCCGTACTGGGAAGGCATGATCAGCCGCTGGAAGGGCCGGTGGGGCGACAAGCGGGTCACCGAGTGGTGGACGAACCGGCTGAAGGCGATGGCGTACTCGCTGAAGGCCTACAAGGGCGCCATGCAGTCCGGTGCCCTCACCCACTCCGGTGACCCGGTCTACGCCCGGCACATCGCCAACGCCCGCCGGAAGATCCTCAAAATGCTGGACGAGCAGGGCCAGCCCCTGTGGGTGATCGAGAAGGAACGTCACCAGAGCCCCTTGTCGATGGACGGCTCGATGGCTGGCTGCCTGTCGTGGGAGGCCTACCGCGACGCGATCAAAGCAGGCCAGAACAAGCTGAAGAAGAAGGCCGCCATGGTCGTGATGTGAGAGGAGCGACCGGTGGACCTGAACCTGAGCGAAGAGGACTGGGCGACCTACCTCTCGCGCAGCCACGACTTCGAGCTCCAAGAGCTCCAGGAGTACAACGCGTACTACGAAGGCACACAGCCTCTCTCGTACATGCACCCGGAGCTGCTGAAGGAGATCGGCGAACAGATCCGCCAAGTAGTCATCAACTGGCCCCAGTTGGTCATCGACGCGATCGAGGAACGGCTCGACGTCGAGGGATTCCGGTACCCGGACACGGACTCCGCCAGTGACGAGTTGTGGAGGATCTGGCAGGCCAACGGCATGGACGAGAAGAGCCAGCAGGCTCACACCGACGCGCTCGTCATGAAGCGGTCGTTCCTCGTCGTGGGTTCGAACCCGAAGGACGCCACCACACCGCTGGTGACTGCCGAGTCGCCGTTGCAGATGTACGCGGATTTCGACCCGGCGACCCGCCAGATCCGAGCTGCTCTGAAGCGGTACAACGAGATCGACCCCCTCACCGCGGCAGTCCGCGACCGGTACGCCACCCTCTACCGGCCCGACGCCACCGTGCACTTCAAGTCCGGCGGCCCGGGTACCTGGACAGTCATCGACCGCGACGACCACAACGTGGGCGAGCCGCTTGTTGCGGTGTTGGCCAACCGCGGCCGGCTGCTGGTCCCTGGTGGCCAGTCAGGGCTGAAGGTCGTTCTGCCGGTCTCGGACGCGGCCTGCAAGATGGCCACCGACCTGATGGTGGGCGCCGAGTTCCATGCCCTCCCGCGCCGGGCTGCTTTCGGTTTCGACGAGGAGGACTTCGTCGACGTCAACGGCAAGCAGTTGTCGGTGTGGTCGCGGCTGGCGGGCCGCATCTGGTCGACCTCGAAGACCCGCAAGGAGGACGGGGCCGACGTCGTCCAGTTCCCGGCCGCTGACCTGGCCAACTTCACCGGCACTATCGAGTTCCTCGCTCGGATGGTGGCCGCGCTCGCCGCCCTGCCGCCGAACTACCTGGGCCTCAGCGCAGACGATGCCGCCTCTGCCGACGCGATCCGCTCGCGCGAGACCCGGCTGGTCAAGCGGTGCGAGCGTACGCAGAAGCCTTTCGAGGCTGGCCATGAGCGGATGAACCGGCTGGTCATGCGGATCGTCGAAGGCGACTGGGACCCGCGCCTGCTGCGCTTGGAAACGCTGTGGCGGGACCCGGCCACACCGACGTTCGCGCAGAAGGCGGACGCCACGGTGAAGCTCGTGCAGGCCAACATCATCCCGGTGGAGCAGGGCCGCGAAGACCTCGGCTACACGGCCGTGCAGTTGGCCCGGATGCGGGAGATGGACGATCGCGCCCTGGACCGGGCCATGGCCGGCGACTTCGCCGCCGGGTACGGGCCGAAGCCTCCGAGCGAACCGCCCACGCCGGCTGACCCGTTGCCCGCACCCGCCGATCCAGTACCTGCGGGGTAAGCCGTGGTCGACACACTCACGCGCTCGATCGCGCTCGCTCAGTACCGGCGTCAGCAACTCATCGTGCGGCGGGCCGTCACCCGCGTGCAGACGCTGTGGAGGGAGATCGACCGGGGCGACATCAGCGGGTCGTGGCAGCAACTGTCACCGCTGCTGGTGGGCGCCGTCACGGACGCGCAGACGCAGGCGGCCCGGCTGGCTGACCCGTACCTCGACGACGTCCTGTCCGCCGAAGACGCAGACCCGGCCGCCGCTGGCCGCGTCGTCCCGGGCTCGCTCGCCGGGATCGCATCGGACGGCCGGCCGCTCCTTTCTCTGCTGTACCAGCCGGTCATCGACTGGAAAGTTCGGCTGCTGGCCGGGCAGTCCGGCGACGACGCGTTCCGAGGGTCGCTGGCGAGCGCGCTGCGGATCACCTCGACTCAGGTCGCGGACGCCGGGCGCGGGGCGACCAGCGTGGCCATGGCCGGCCGCCGGACCATCCAGGGTTACGTGCGGGTGGTGCAGCCGCCCGCCTGTGGCCGGTGTGTGATCCTGGCGGGCACCGAGTGGGGCTGGAACAAGGGTTTTCAGCGGCACCCTCGCTGTGACTGCATCCACCTGCCGACGACGCTGATCGCCCGCAACCAGCACCGGGGCGGCCTGCGTGGCGACTCTTTCTCGCCGACGAACCGGCCGGGCAGTGCGGAGCGCGGGTTCATCAGCCCGCGCGCCTACTTCAACGGCCTGTCCCGGATGGAGCAGGACCGGGTGTTCGGCGAGGCCGGGGCCCGGGCAATCCGGGAGGGCGCGGACATGGCGCAGGTCGTCAACGCCCGGCGCGGCATGTCGACGATGACCGCCTACGGCCGCCGCGTGCAGGCCACAACGGAGGGCACGACCCGGCGCGGCGCCTTCTACCGGCAGGAACGGGCACGCGCGGTCGCGGCCGGTCAGACGACGGCAGCGAACTTCCGCCTGCTGACGCCCCGCCTGATGCCCGAAGAGATCTTCCGGCTCTCCCAGAGCCGGGACGAGGCGCTGGCCATGCTGCGGCGCTTCGGCTATCTGACCTGACCCCGGCGCAACGCCGACGGTCACCAACTCCTGCAACGGGAGCAGCAATGAGCACACCTCCGGCCCCGACCATCCCTCCGGCCCCGGCTCCGGGCAACCCGCAGCCGCCCGCCGGACCGCCCGCGCCGCCAACGCCTCCGGCCCCCGTCTCACAGCCGCCCGCACCCGGGCCGGTCCCGGGACCGCCCACGGGCGGTAAGCCGGCCGACGATCCGGCCCTGGGGCCGGAAGGGGAGAAGGCGCTCGCCGAGTGGAAGACCCGGGCCAAGGAAGCCGAGCAGCGGGAGAAGGAACAGGCGGCCCGGCTCAAGGAGTTCGAGGACCGCGACAAGACCGAGGCGCAGAAGCAGGCGGAGGCGTTGCAGGCGGCCACCGAGCGCGCCGAGCAGGCCACCCGGCTCGCCGTCAGCTCCCAGGTCGAGGCCCTCGCTGCGGGCCGCTTCCAGGACCCGCAGGACGCGGTGACCGCTCTCCAGAGCGGCACCTTCGTCACGGCGGACGGCACGGTCGACCGGGCTGCCATCACGGCCGCGCTGGACAACCTGCTCACTCAGAAGCCGCACTGGGCGGCGACCGGGTCCCGCACTCCTCGCCCGGACCCCTCGCAGGGCCCGCGGCCGGGCGGCACCCCCGGGGGCATCGACCAGCAGATCGCCGAAGCCAAGGCCAAGGGCGACTGGCGCACGGTGCTGTCCCTGGAGAACAGCAAGCTCGCCAACGTCAAGAACTGATCATCCGGGCAGGCGGTACGCCGTGCCCCGCACCCTAAGGAGCCCCCATGGCTGGGAGCATCACTGCCCTGGGCACGACGTACAACCTGCCCAACTACACCGGCGTCCTCCACCAGCTCACCCCGGACGACACGCCCTTTTTCTCCGCGATCGGCGGCCTGACCGGCGGCGGTCAGACGTCCGCGAAGGAGTTCGAGTGGCAGACCTTCGACCTGCGCAGCGCCGGTCAGAACACCGCCCTTGAGGGCGCCGACGCACCGACCGAGCAGGAGCGGGTCCGCGGGTCGATCGACAACATCTGCCAGATCCACCACGAGACTGTGGGCGTCTCGTACACCAAGCTCGCCGCGGTCGGCGCGCACTCCGGCCTGAACATCGAGGCGACCAACCCGGTCCGCAACGAGCTGGACTGGCAGGTCGAGCAGATGCTCAAGCAGATGAACCGCGATGTGGAGTGGTCGTTCATCAACGGCGTCTACCAGAAGCCGACCGACAACACGACCAACCGCAAGACCCGCGGCATGATCCAGGCCATCACCACCAACGTGACGAACGCCGGCAGCGCGCTCGGCTCGGCGGCGGGCGCGATCAGCACGGACGCGTTCACGCTCGCCGCCCATGGCCTGGTGGCCGGCGACCAGGTCACCCTGGACACCATCGTCAGCCTGACGGGCATCAGCGCCGACACCGTGTACTACGTCGTCACCGCGACCACGAACACCTTCAAGCTGGCGGCCACCAAGGGCGGCGCGGCGATCGACCTGACCGGGGCGGACGGCACCGCCAACGTCACCAAGCTGGTCGCCGTCTCCAAGGCCGCCATCGACGGACTGCTCCAGATCGTCTACGACAACGGCGGGATCATGGAGTCGGAGACCGCGACGCTCGTCGTCGGCTCGACCTCAAAGCGCGGCGTCACCGACGCCTACGCCAACGCCTACGGCAAGTACCAGGAGACCAGCCGCAACGTCGGCGGCGTCAGCCTCCAGACGATCCAGACCGACTTCGGCGTGCTGAACATCATGCTCGACCGGCACATGCCCCGGCACAAGATCATGGTCACGTCGCTCGAAGAGTGCATGCCGGTCTACCTGGAGACCCCCGGCAAGGGCCACTTCTTCGCCGAGCCGCTCGCCAAGACCGGCGCCAAGGAGCGCACCCAGATCTATGGCGAGGTCGGCCTCAAGTACGGCAACGAGCGCAAGCACGGCCTGGGCACAGGCTTCGTCGCCAGCCTGTAGAAGGGGAGGAAGACGGTGGCACTGGCAACTCTCGCAGACCTGGAGGACCGCCTCGGCCGTGACCTGACGGCCGAGGAGGAACGTCGGGCCACCGCCTGGCTGGCCGACGCCGAGGCGCTCATCCTGAAGCCGTTCCCGCAGTACGCGACCACGCCCACGGCCATCTCCAAGAAGGTGTGCTGCGCTATGGTGCTGCGGGTGCTGACCAACCCGGACGGCAAGCGCCAGGAGTCCCTGGACGACTACTCGTACACCGTCGACTCATCCCGTTCGCGCGGCGAGGTGTACCTGTCCGACGACGAGATGGAGGAGCTGAGGCCGCCGAAGAAATCGGCGTTCAGCATCGTCCCGGGCGCACCCGTCGAGGAGTCGTGAACGTCGACGGCGTGCTCGCCGCCGGGCAGGCGGCGGCCGAGGCCCGGATGCGCGACACCGTCCGCCTCTACACCCAGGGCGCCGATGTCTTCAACCGGACCACCGGCACCACGGTGCCTGGCCCGAGGACGACGCTGTACGAGGGCAAGGGGCGCATCAAGCCGATCGGGCAGAGCGGCGGCCAGGACGCCCCGGCCGGCGAACGCGAGGTCCTGCTCCGGGAATACGAGGTATCGCTGCCCTGGGCGACAGCTCTCCCGGGCGGCACCCGGGTGCTGCCCGGCACACGGATCGAGGTCCTCGCCTCGCCCGACGCCCGCATGACGGGCCTCGTCCTGTGGGTCGTCGCAGCCCAGTTCCATGACCAGGCGACAGCCTGGCGGATCAGCACGGAGGACAGGTCATGAGCGCACGTTTCGACATGCGCGACGTACGGCGCCTGGAGCGCCATCTCGCGCGCAGCATCCCCCGCGTCCGCAAGGACGCCAGAGCGATCACCAGGCGTGGCGCCCTCAACGTCAAGAACAACTGGCGGGCCAACGCCCGGCAGACCAGCGGGAAGCACGCCAAGCACTACCCGCGCACGGTCGGCTTCGACATCGCGGCGTACGGCCGGGACATCTGGATGGCGACGATCGGCCCGGACAAAAGCGGCGTGCAGGGTCCGCTGGGCGCCATCCTGGAGTACGGCTCGGTACGCAACCCCCCGCACAACGACGGCGGCCGGGCCCTGGCCGCCGAGATGCCCCAGTTCCTCGCCCAGATGGAACTGCTCGCTGCACGCGGCCTGGCCTGGTGGTGAGCCAATGGCCGTCCCCGATGTGCTGGCGCACATGGACGCCGTCAAAGCCGCCCTGGAGGCCGTCGACCTGACGGTCTACGTGGGCGGCGCGCCCACCACGGCCGGCTGGTCGCCGCCGGACAAGTTCGCCGTCCTATATCCGGACCCGGGCATGGCCGTACGGGAGTCCCTCGCCGACGCGCGCACGGATTTCGACTCGACCATGCAGGTCACGTGCGTGGGGGGAGACCCGGAGCGCGCGCTGTGGGTCACCGGGCGGGTCCGCGCCGCGCTGTCTGTCCCCCTGGCCGTTGCAGGCCGGGTCTGCTGGGCTCCCGAGGACCTCGGTGGTCCGCCCGTCGCGCGGGACGACGACGTCACCCCGCCGCTCTACTTCATCCCGGTGCAGTACCGGGTGATGTCCATCCCCGCCTGACAGGAGAGTCCGCATGGCCCTTCTCGCCCAGCAGGTCGTCGCACTGAGCGGCCTGACCCCCACGTATTCGGCCGCTGCCGCGTCCACCACGGTGACGTGCGGCGAACGCAGCTTCCTGCACGTCAAGAACACCAACGGCAGCTCGATGACGGTCACGCTCACGGCGACCGCGAAAGTGCGCGGCCAGGCCGCCGCCGACGTCGTCGTCACGGTTCCCGCGACGACCGGTGACAAGATGATCGGCCCGATCACCGCAGACCTGTTCGCCTCCGCCGCCGACGGCGTGAGCGCGGCGATCACCTACTCGTCGACGACCAGCGTCACGGTCGCCAACCTCGTCATCTGACGTTCGCGCCCCTGTCCCGCTCGCCCCGCCTGAACGGGGCTTTTTTCATGCCCTGAGGAGGGTTCCGTGTCCGATCTGATCAGCGACGGAATGACCAAAGTTGTCTGGGTCTCAACCATCGCCAACATCAACGCGCCGACCGCGGCCGAGCTGACCGCAGGCCAGGACTTCACGACCCGGGTGACCCCGGACGGACTGAAGATCGACCCCAGCACGGCGGACGTCGACACGTCCTCGCTCGCGTCGACCTTCGACACGAAGACCGTGGGCCGGGTGGGATTCGACACCGAGGTGATGTTCAAGCGCGGCACCACCGGGCCCGAGGATCTGCCGTACGCGACGCTGAAGTACGGGGTGTCCGGCTACCTGGCCGTACGCCGCGGCGTCGCCTACGCGACCGCGTGGGCGACTGGCCAGAAGGCCGAGATCTACCCCATGACCTGCGGCGAGCCGCAGAACAGCGCCCCGGCCGCGAACGAGGTCATGAAGTTCACGGCCCCGATGAAGGTCACGAGCCCGCCCGCGACCGCGGCGACGGTGGCCTGATGCCGGACATCACAGAGATCCTCAAGGCGGCGACGCCCCGGCAGCGCACGGTCAAGGTGTGCATCCGGGGCGACCTCGCCTCCGAGGTCGAGCGGCTGCGGGACGAGCTGGCGCAGGTCTCGCAGGAGTGGGAGCCGGAGAGCATCGCCGACGAGCACCCGGGCCGCAGGCTCGCTGCTCTGCTGCAAGAGGCCCAGACGGCGGCGAAGGCGGCCGAGGTGCCGTTCGTGCTGCGGTTCGTCGGCGACCGGGCGTACAACGACCTGCTGGCCGCGCACCCGTCGGAGAACCCCAACGAGCTGTTCGACGACCGGACGTTCCCGCGGGCGCTGATCGTCGCTTCGTGCGTTGACCCGACGATGACCGCCGAGCAGGCGGAGGAACTGTTCGAGACGGTCAACGTGGGTGAGCAGAAGCGGCTGTTCGACGCCGCGTGGGAGGTCCACAACGACGCGGCGTCGAACGCCTCCCCTTTCTCGTTGGCCGCCTCCGCACTCCTGGCGGGCCTTGGCGGCGAGAAGTAGAGGCCGCCCGGGCCTGGGGCGTGCCCCGCAGCGTGTTCATGGGGCGCGTCGTCGGGCCGGGTGAGCCGCTGTGGCTGCCGGAGGACCAGGCCTGGGCGCTCGCCCTGCTGGACGTCGAGGCGGACTGCTGCCCGGAGTGCAAGCAGCCGTGGGGCGAAGCCACCGACGCGAAGAACGAAGAGGGCTACCGGGTCGAGCTGATCCGCTGCCACGCCTGCACGACGTCGGCTCAGACGGTGAAGGCGTATCAGGACAGGGGCGGTCGGTCCGAGGGGCTGCACGTCCACATCGAACGGCGCCAGCAGGGGCCGACCTGACGGGGGGGTGAGCCGTGGCCACCCGTACCGTCAACGTCCGTCTGATCGCGGACGTCAACCAGTACACCCGCAACATGCGCAACGCCGCCCGGCAGACGTCGAAGCTGGCCAACGCGGGCGCCGTCGTCGGCACGGCCATGGTCGCCGCGTTCGCGGTCGCTGCCGCAGCTGCGGCCAAGTTCGACAAGGAGCTGTCGAACGTCCGCGCCGTGACAGGCGCGTCGGCAGCGGAGATGGGCAAACTCCGTGCCGCCGCGCTGGAAGCGGGCAAGACCAGCAGCTTCACGGCGACAGAGGCGGCGCGGGCGGAGGCCGAGCTGGCGCGCGCCGGCGTCACCACGGCCGACATCATCGGCGGCGCCCTGAAGGGATCGCTGGCGCTGGCCGCCAGCGGGCAGGTCGACCTCACCGAGGCCGCCGTCGTCTCCGCCCAGGCGATGAACACGTTCGGCCTGGCGGGCAAGGACGTCACGCACATCGCCGACCTCCTCGCAGCCGGCGCCAACAAGAGCGCGGCAGACGTGCACGGGCTGGCCATGGCCCTGCGCATGGGCGGTCTACTCGCCCACCAGACCGGCCTGTCCATCGAGGACACCGTCGGCGTCCTGTCCGCGTTCGCCGACCACGCACTGATCGGCTCGGACGCCGGTACCTCGCTGAAGGTCATGCTCCAGCGGCTCGTCCCGCAGTCCAAAGAGGCGCAGGCCACCATGGCCGCCATCGGTTTCAGTGCCTACGACGCGACCGGGAAGTTCGTCGGCCTGGAGGAACTGGCCCGACGGATGAAGACGTCGTTCTCGAAGCTCACGCCGGAGGCCCGAAATTCCGCGATGGCGACGATCTTCGGCGCGGATGCCGTCCGGTCGGCGACCATCCTGTACGAGCTGGGCGCCGAGGGCATCAACAAGTACGTCAAAAGCGTCGACGACCAGGGTGCGGCGGGCCGGATGGCCGCCGTCCAGACCGACAACCTGATCGGTGACCTGGAGCGGCTGCGGGGCGCGATCGAGGTCGCGCTCATCGAGGGCGGCTCGTCGGCGAACGGCGTCCTGCGCGACATGACGCAGTGGATCACCCGCCTCGTCAACCTGTACAACGGCCTCAGCCCCGAACTCCAGCACGCCGTCACCCTGTTCACCGGCATCGGCGGAGCGGCGGCCCTCGCCGGGGCCGGAATGCTGCTCCTGGTGCCGCGGATCGCGGCGACCCGGGCCGCGCTCGTCAGCATGGGCGTCACGGCGGCCCGGACCCGGGCGGCCATGATGGCCCTGGGGCGGCTCGGCAACGTGGTGATCGGCCTGACCGCGGTGAGCTGGAGCATCGACAAGATCGCCCAGCAGTTCCAGGAGACCCCGCCGAACGCCACGAAGATGGCCAACAGCCTTGTCGACCTGGCCCAGAAGGGCAAAGCCGCTGGCGAGCTGACCCGCCTGTTCGGTGATGACCTCGACGGATTCGGCGAGGCCGTCAAGCGCATCGCGCACCCCGGCGGCCTCGACCGCGTCGAGGATTTTTTCGGCACGTTCGACCCGGGAACCGACAAGGGCGGCCCTGGCCTCGACAAGGCGACCAAGAGGGTCCAGGCCCTGGACGAGGCGCTGGCCGCGCTGGTGGACGCCGGCAGCCCTGACATGGCGGCCGAGGCCTTCGCCAGGATGGCCAGGGAGGCCGAGGCGCAGGGGACGAGCACGGAGAAGCTGGGCACCCTGCTGCCGAAGTACAACGAGGCCCTGGTCGGGACCGACACTCAGAGCAAGCTGACCGCCGAGTCCCAGGCGAAGCTGGCGAAGGAAGCCGGTCTGACCGTCGACGAGTTGCAGGACCAGCGGACTGAGGCGGAGAAACTCTCGGACGCGCTGGAGGCGTTGAACGGGGGCTCCATCTCGGCGGCCGAGTCCGAGATCTCCTTCCGTGATTCCCTCAAGTCGTTGAGCGACGCGGTAAAGGAGAACGGCCACAGCCTGAGCGTGACCTCTGAGAAGGGGCGCGCCGTCAAGGGCGCTTTCCTGGACGCTGCCAAGGCCGCGATGGAGAACGCCAACGCGGTGGCCGAGCAGAAGGGCAGCCAGGAGGCAGGCCAGAAGATCCTGACGAAGGACATCCGCCTGCTCAAGGAGCAGATGGCCGCGCTGGGGTTCTCCAAAGACGCGGTCGACAAGCTCACCAGCGCCTACCTGCGACTGCCGCCGAAGGCGCCCACGAAGGTCGAGGCGAAGACCGCTGGGGCGCTGAAGGATCTGGAGGCCGTGAAGCGGAAGGTCGCCACCACCAAGGGCACGACCATCACCATGCGGGCCCCGACCAAGGAGGCCCGCGAGCAGCTCGAAAAGCTCGGCTTCAAGATCCGCAACACCAAGGGCAAGGACGTCACGATCACGGTGCCCACCGGGGGCCCGAAGCGGTCCGTTGCCGCCATCCAGGCCGCCATCGACTCTCTGCACGGCAGGGAAATCACCAACTCGGTGACCACCCTGCACAAGAACGCCTTCTATAAGGTTCCGCTGATGAAGGCAGACGGCGGTGTCGTCCAGCGCTTCGCCGGCGGCGGCACCCCGCAGGTCATCCCGTTCGGGGGCTCCGTCTCCGGCCCCGGCACGGGCACGTCGGACAGCATCCCGGCCCTGATCAGCAACGGCGAGTACGTGATCAAGGCGGACGCGGTCCGCAAGTACGGCGTGGCCATGTTCGACCGGCTCAACGCTATGCGGTACGCCAGCGGCGGCTACGCGGGCGGCGGCATCCCCAACTTCACGTACACGCCGACCGCCAGGCCGGTCCTGGGCGGCCCGTCGGACGCGAAAGCCCGCTACGACCAGGAGATCGAGGACCTCAAGAAGGCCTGGGCGGACCTGACCAAGGCACTCGCCGACGCGCGGAAGAAAACCGACGCCCTGCGAGACGCCGAGCGGAACCTCGCGCGGGTCCGCAAGTCGAAGCCGACGAAACGGCAACTGGAAGCCGCGCAGGACCGGGTGGCCCACGCCCGCAAGGCCAAGGGCGCCGCCGACGCCAAGGTCCGCCAGGAGCGCGCCGCCGTCAACGCCGCAGACGCCGAACTCGGCCTGAAGAAGGGGGCGAAGGCACCCCGCACGTTCAATCTGAAGGCGTACGAGACGCAGTTGGACGAGTCGGTGGCCGCGACTCAGAAGTGGCGCTCCAGCCTGGCGAAGATCGGGCAGCGGGGCGGCAAAGAGCTCCAGGCGATGCTGGAGGGCATGGGCGAGGAGGGCTACGCACTGGTCAACGCCCTCGCGGGGGCGTCGGACAAGCAGTTCAAGGAGATCGTGGCCAAGCTGGAGAAGACCGGCGACTTCGCCAAGGCCACGCTGAAGGACTTCACCAAGCAGCTCGGCAGCTCGACCAAGGAGAGCCAGAAGTTCGCCGCCGATCTCCAGAAACTGGCGGCGGCCGGGTTCGGGGACCTCGCCCAGGCCCTCGCCGCGCAGGGCGACCCCGCCGCCATGGCCCTCGCCTCCGAGGCCGCGGGCAACAGCAAGGCCGCGGCGGAAGCCAACAAGGCCGTTGGCAAGGCACAGTCGACGCTCACCGGCGAGGACCTCGCGAACGCGCTGGTCCTGCTGTCGACGCTGCGGGCTGCCCCGGGGCGCGGGTACGCCGACCTGATCGCGGCCGGTCTGGACACGGCGACCATCAAAGCCCTGGTCCCGAAAATGACCAAGCAGATCGGCAGCCTGCCGGAGGCGAACAAGGCCACGTTCGTACGGCAGTGGGTGGCGCAGGGCGGCAAGGCCATGGCGGCCGGCGGCATCCTCAACCGGCCCACCATGGTCCTGGGCGGCGAGGCCGGGGTGCGCGAGTCATGGATCCCGTGGAACGGCAGCACCCGCTCTCGGTCCCTGCTCGCCAAGACCGCTGCGGCCATGGGATATCAGATGGTTCCCGCCGGCCGGTACGGGGGCGGCGGCGTCTCCACTGCCGCCGTCGCCCGCGAGGTGTCCCGGCAGATCACCGTGAACCTGTACGGCGCGAAGCAGTCGACGGCCGAGCAGGCCCACGACATCGCCCGCGTCATCTCCTTCACCGGCTGAAAGGTGGTTCGGTATGCCCTACACCCCGGGCACCGTCCTGGACGGGCTCAGGGCGAGCCTGGGCACTGTGGATCTGGGGGCCGTCGACTCCGACGGAACCGCGTGGTACCTCCAGACCCTGGACGGCTGGGACAGCCCCGAGATCCGGGCGGAGTTCACCGACCGCGAGGCCGACCACGGCGCCTGGGCGTCCCCGGTCTACCTCGGCTCCCGGCCCGTCACCCTGGCCGGCACCATCGTCGCCCGGTCGCAGGACCTGCTGGAGGCGGCGATGGAGCGGCTGCGGGCGGCTGCCTCACTCACCGACACCGTGCTGACGGTGTGGGAGACGGTGTCGAAACAAGCCGCCGTACGGCGAAGCGGGAAGCCGCTCATGCAGTACGTCACGGACACCACGGCGACGTACTCGGTGATGGTGACGGCCGCCGACCCACGCCGCTACAGCACGGCCCAGCAGTCCGGCACCACCGGGCTCCCCTCCACCACCGGCGGCTTGTCCTTCCCGTCCGCGTTCCCCCTCACCTTCTCCGCGACGACCGTGTCCGGGCGGATCACCGCCGTGAACACGGGGAGCGCGGACACCCGTCCGGTCCTCACCATCGCCGGGCCGGTCGTCGCGCCGAGCATCGCCGCCCTGTACCCGGACGGCTCGGTGCGGCAACTCCTGTACTCCCTGGACCTGGTCGCCGGGGACGTGCTGACCATCGACACCGACGCGCGGACCGTGCTCCTGGGCGGCGGCGTGTCACGGCGCCGGTTCATGACCGTGTCCGGGGGCTGGCCGACCATCCCCGCCGGATCGAGCGTCAGCTACCAGTTCCAGTCGGGCACCTACAACGCGACCGCGATGCTGACCGCCGCCTGGCGCTCGGCCTGGATGTGAGGAGGCCGGGATGCCGGTAGACCCGTGGGCAATCGACACCCTGACGTTCTCCGGGCTGGAGGCCCGCAACGCGGACGCCATGCTCGTGATGAGCGACGGGACCGCGCTCGGATCCCGGTCCGGCGTACGCCCCGGCGACCCGGGCCTGACCGTCACCCTGGCCGGTACGACGATCAACTGCAGCGCGGGCGTGGCTGCGGTCGCGTACGCCGGGCAGGGCATCTACCGGGTGGCCTTTCCCTCGTCGGTGTCCCCGGGCACCTACACCGCGGCGCACGCCACCCTCAACCGGATCGACCTCGTCTACCTGCGGGTGTGGGACACCTCGGTCGACGCGTCCGGCCTCAACAAGGCGGACATCGTCTACCTGGCTGGCACCCCGTCCGGATCCCCGGTCGCGCCGACCCCGGCGGGAACGCAGATCTATGTGCCACTGGCCACGATCACTGTGCTGTCGGTGTCGAACGGCGGCACCGCCTCCGTGAGCACCGCAGTACGGCCGAACACGGTGTCCCCCGGCGGCATCCTGCCCGCGGCCACCGCGCCGAGTAACCCGTACGTCGGGCAGTACTACGACGACGGCACCGGCCTGCTGCGCTGGAACGGAACCACCTGGCGGCAGATCAACCCCTATGCCCCGGTCACCTCTCCCCAGACCAGCCAGCCCGCCAGCTTCACGGCCGGTTCCTTCACCGACTTCGCCGGCGCCAACTGGACGCCGATCACGTTCACCGTGCCGCCCAGCGGCCGGGTGTGGGTCAGCATCGGCGGGGCCGTGCAGAACACACAGTCGGGCTCGGCAACGGGCTGGATCGCCTGGCGCGCGTCGGGCGGCGTTACCGAGGCGGCGTCGGAGCTGAACGGGCTGTCGACCTGGGGCTCACGCAACTACGGCACCCGCCGCGTCCTGCGGTCGTGGACGCCCGGCGCCAGCGTGACGATCACCCCGCAGTACAACTTCAGCGCGGTCGGCGCCATCGGCGCCGTCACCCGGGCATCCGACGGGCTGCTCGCGGTCGAGCCTGTCGCGGCCACCACGTGAGCGCGCCGGTCACCCTGGCCTGGTTCGGCTGCGATCTGCAGACCGGCGGCATCATCGAGGACCTGCCCTCCCTCACCCCCTCCGGGGCACTGTCCCGGCGCCTCGGCGACACCACCACCCTGCAAGCCACCCTCGCTCTGCCCGGCGCACCCGCCGGTTGGGCGGAGGCGACGGCCCCGGGCGCCACGATGCTGGTCGCCGTCGACACCACCACCGACACCCCGGTCTGGGCGGGTGCCGTCGTGGCGAGGGACGGCGGCAGCGACCAGAGCGTGCAGCTCGGCGCGGCCACCCTGGAACGGTATTTGGACGGCCGCTACCCGGGCACCCAGACCCTGATCGGAGCCGACCAGGCCGCGGTCGTCACCGCCCTGGTCACGCCGGCCCTGACCGACGGGCCGCCGCTGGTCATCGACGCCCCTGCCACCGGTACGACGCTGGACTACCTGACGCAGGACGGCGACGACAAATCGATCCTGTCCTGTCTCCAGGAACTGATGGGGATGGACGGCGGCCCCGAGTGGACCATCGACGTCGTGTGGAACGCCGGGCACTCAGGGTTCGAGTTCCCTCTGCGGGTACGGCCCTCCATCGGCCTGCACACGGCTACTGCGGCGACGTTCGATTTTCCGGGCTGCGTCGCCGCCTACACGCTCGCCGAGTCGTACGAAGCGGGCAAGGGCGCCACCGTCGTTGTCGCGCGCGGCGAAGGCGAGGGCAGCTCACGCCTCACCTCGGTGCCACACGTGGCGACGGCGCTGATCGCGAACGGCTGGCCCCGCTGGGAATACCGTTTCACCCCCGCCACGGGCGTAACGGACCCCGACCAACTCGAAGCGCACGCCGCCCGGTCCCTGGCGCTGATGGCGCAGGGAGCCCAGGTGTGGTCCGTCGAGGCGGTCGCCTCGCGCGCCCCGCGCCTGGGCCAGGACTGGGGGCTCGGCGACAGCATCCACCTCGCCGTCGAAACCTCCCCCCGCCATCCCGGCGGTACCGACATGACGGCCCGCTGCTGGGCCTGGGAACTGGACGCCGGCGCTGACCGGGTCCGGCCGGTCCTCGTGGAGGAGAGCTGATGCCCCCGCCCCGACAGCTCGACCAGTTGCCCGCCGACGCCACCAGCCTCGCCCGCCGCCTGGTCGCGCTCGAACGGGAGGTGAAGGAGCTGCGGGCCGCCCGCCGCCTCGGCGCGGCGACCGCCAGCCTCGTCCGCCTGTACTCGGCGGACGGCACAGTCCTGCTCGCCGAACTCGCCCCCGACGACAGCGGCGGCGGGGGCTTGTGGACCCGTGGCCTCCAGAGTCCGATCAACAACTCGTCCTACCTCGGCAGCGGTGAACTCAGCTTCAGGCCCGTCGAAGACGGCCTCGTGCAGGTCCCAGGACGCGTCTACTACAACAGCGACGCGTACCAGTTCTCCGACCTGACCCTGTCCTCGGGGTCGGTCGGGACGGCCGACCACCAGGCCCTGATGCGCCTGGAATCGGTCTTCGCCGGCGGAACCCCGTACGTGTACGTGCAGGCGGAGAGCGGCGGACAGTGCGGTTTCGATGTCAGCGGGGTCCTCACTGCGGGCAGCCTTGCCTGGGGTCAGGTCTCCATCACGCCGTCCGCCGCGAACACTCCGACCTCGGCCAACGTGACCGGCCTGAGCGTCAAGGGCAGCACGTTCCTTGGCTTCGCCGTGGCCACCACCACCGCACCCGGATCGCAGGTCACCGGTGCGAGCGCCACCTCGGTCACCTCCTCTGGGCTCACCGTGTGGGTGACCCGCACCAACACGACGGCAACCAACGTGAACTGGTGGGTGATTGGACTGTGAGCGATGTGACGTTCGAACCGGCCCTCTGGTATGCGGTCACGGCCCGGGACAACAACGAGACCTGCCGCAACTACGAGCAGACATTCCCGATCAACCCGTTCTACTCGAACGACGGCGTGCACGTCAGCGTTCAGTGCGGCGTCTGCGGCCAGCCCATGGAGATCCTCACTGCTGAACTCCTCGACCCGCAGCCCGAAGTCTCCTGACCCGCCTACCCTCGATGCGAAGGAGCCCCGTGGACATGTCTGTCCCGTTCACTGCCGGTACTGGCGGCTACACCGCCTACCGCATCCCGGCCCTGACGGTGGCCCCTGACGGGGCGCTGCTTGCCCTGGTGGAGGGCCGCACGAACAGTGTGGGCGACTCCGGCGAGATCGACATCGTGTCCCGCCGCTCCACCGACGGTGGTGCGACGTGGGGCCCGCAGACCATCGTCACCAGCCACGGCGCCAACACCGCCGGCAACCCCGCGATCGTCACCGACCCGGCATCCGGGGACCTCGTACTGCTGTCGTGCGGCCACGCGGGCACCGCCACCGAGGCGGACATCATGAAGGGCCTGGCCACCCGGCAGGTGTACGTCCAGCGCAGCGCGGACAGCGGCGCCACCTGGACGGCGCCCGTCGACATAACCGCCCAGGCCAAGACGTCGTGGATGCGCTGGTATGCCACCGGGCCCGGCCGGGGCGTCGCTGTCACCGGCGGCGCCCACCCGGGGCGGCTCGTCATCCCCGCCAACCACTCCCGGGCCCCCTCGTCGGGGAGCACGGACACCGGGGCGGAGTCGCGATATCTGGGGGCGCACGCCCTGGTCTCGGACGACGGCGGCCACACCTGGCGGGTGCCCTTCACCTCGTCGAATCCGACGGGCGCGATCAACGAGAACGAGAGCGCCGTCGCAGAGTTGGACGACGGGCGGTTGTACTTCAACTGCCGCGACCAGGGCGGCACGGTACCGGGCACCCGGGCGGATGCCTACTCCGTCGACGGGGGCAGCACGCTGCAATCCGCGTACCGGGTCCAGGGGACGATCACCACCCCGGCCGTGCACGGCAGCCTCCTCCAAGTCCCCGGTGGACCACTGCTGTACGCCGGCCCCGAGCATCCGGACGGGCGCATCGCCATGTCGATCCGCCGATCCGACGACGGCGGCCGGACCTGGCGGACCTGCCGCAAGATCTCGGGGCTGCATGCGGCGTACTCCTCGATGGCGTTGTTGGACGCGGCCACCGTCGGCCTGCTGTACGAGACCGGTGAATGGACGCCTTATGACCGCGTCGAGTTCACCGCCGTGCCCGTCACTGAACTCTGACGGGCATCACTCGCCCCACTCCCGCAGCCCTGTGCCATCTGGCCGGGGCTTTCTTCATGCCTTGGAGGCACGCATGGCCCCACCGATGAGCGATACGGCGTTCCTCGCCGCGCTCGAAGCCGAGGGTGTGACCGTCGTCGAGGTCGGCGACTGGAGACACCACAACCGCAACCACAAGGGCCCGTGGGGGCCGGTGCACGGGGTGATGATCCACCACACCGTGACCAAGGGCACGGACGCGACAGTGAGGATTTGCCGCGACGGTCACAGCCTGCTGCCCGGGCCGCTGTGCCATGGCGTCATCGCCAAGGACGGCCGCGTCCACCTGGTCGGGTACGGCCGCGCCAACCACGCCGGGCTCGGCGACGAGGACGTCCTCCAGGCGGTCATCGCCGAACGCGCCCTGCCGCTCGACGACGAGGCCACGGTCGACGGCAACCGGCACTTCTACGGCTTCGAGTGCGAGAACCTCGGCGACGGGGAAGACCCCTGGCCTGCCGCCCAGTTGCTCGCGATCGAGCAAGTGTCCGCGGCGATCTGCCGGCACCACGGCTGGTCGGCGGCCTCGGTCATCAGGCACCTGGACTGGCAGCCCGGCAAAATCGACCCGCGCGGCGTCGACTGGCGGCTCATGCGCGCACGGATCGCCGCCCGGCTGGCCACCAAGGCACCGGCACCAACGCCCGCCCCAGCCACGCCCACCGTCAGCCTCGCCCGAGTGATCAGGGCGGCGCGTACGGACCCGGCACGGTCGGGGACACCGGTGTCGTACGCCGGTGTGCGCACCGTCGAGGCCGCGCTCATCGACGCGGGACTGCTCGCCAAGCGGTACGGCGACGGGCACTTCGGCACGGTCACGGTCAGCGCGTACGCGCGGTGGCAGCGCTCCGAAGCAGGCGGCAGTCACCGCGGTGACGCGGCCGACGGTATCCCCGGCCGCGACTCCCTGACCCGACTCGGCCTCAAGGCCGGATTCAAGGTGGTGGACTGATGTTCCCTTCGATCATGCGTACCCTCGTCCCGCTCCTCGCCGGATGGGTACTCACTCTCCTCACCGGCCTCGGCCTCACCGTGGACTCGGGCACCGTCGCCGGCGGAATCACGGTCGCCGTGGCCGCCGCGTACTACATCGCCTTCAGGGTCGCCGAGCGCGTGGCCGAGCGGCTGCGCGTGCCGTGGCTGCGTACGGCCGCAGGCCTCGCCCTCGGCTACGCCAAGCCGCCCCGCTACGAGGCCACCGACGACGTCGAGGCACTGATCAGAGCGAGCCGGAGATGAGCCAGGGCACCGGCGTGCCCGTCGTCGACGTCGCCGTCGTCTGGAGCGTGGCCGGCGCCGCCATCGCGGGCGCCATCGTCCTCGCCTGGCGCGCGGCCCGGGGCGTCCGGAGGATCATCGAGCGGATTGATGATTTCGCGGACGACTGGGCGGGCACTGCGCCACGCCCGGGCGTTCCCGAGCGCCAGGGCGTGATGGCTCGTCTCGACGGGATCGAGGGCCGGATCACCGCCGTCGAACACGAGCTGCGGCCCAACTCCGGCCACTCGCTCCGGGACGCCGTCGACCGGGTCGACGCCCGCACACGGACCCTCGCCCCCGACACCTCATGACACAGCCCCTGTACGGCCCGCCACGGGCCGTACAGGGGCTCTTTCTGTGTCCAGGATCAGCCGAGACGACGGTGATGCAGCATCAGCAGCGCGGCCACTGCGTTCGCCGATCGGATCTCCCCCCTGGCGATCAGTGTCGGCACCGTCTCCAGGGGTACCCACTCACGTCGTGCCGACTCGATGACGTCGACGGGCACCTCCCTTACCTGCTCGGCCTGGTCCGACCAATAGACCCGGTGGTGACTCGTCGAGATCCCGGGCATCGGATCGACGGCGAGCAACAGGCGCATCGGGCCCGGTCGCCAGCCGGTCTCCTCCTCGAACTCTCGCGCAGCCGCGATGGCCGGGTCCTCGCCCTCGCCCGTGCCGCCCGACGGGAGCTCCCAGCCCCAGGCCTCGGTGATGAACCGATGCCTCCACAGCAGGAGGACCTCGTTCGCCTCGTTGACGACGGCCGCCACCGCGACCGGTCGCAGTCGGATCACCGTGTGGTCCAAGTGCCGACCGTCAGGCAGCTCCACGTCCGCCATCGCGACCTGGCACCACCGGTTCTCGTACACCGTGCGCTCGCCCACGTTCCGCCACACTGACACGCTGCTGCCTCTCCTCGGGTACGCCGTCCATCCCAACACACGAGCTACAGCGGGATGCGCAGCGTGTCGTCCAGGCGGTCGACGACACCCGCTGCCGCCGTACTCCGTGTCGCCGAGAGCTTCCTGCGGACCACGGTGAGGCGGTCGTGCAGCCGGTGTGACTCCATGCCCTGCACGGTGTCCAGCATCAGCTCTGCGGTCCCGGCCGCCCGGTCGACCTCGCCAGCACGCAACTCGCAGTCAGCGAGGGTCGCGAGGCGATGCACCCGGCCGCGCGCATGTGTCTGGGTGGCGACGGCCTCAGCGGCGTATGCCGTCGCGGGCTCGGTGTCGCCCAGACGCATCAGGGTGTCAGCGAGGGCGGTCTCCAGCAGCCCGGGCTGCACGTAACCGGTCTCGGCAGGCTCCTCGTCGGGCCGGATCAGCCCAGCAGCGGTCTCCGCTGCTGTCATGGCCCGATGCGCCCCGGCTTGGTCCCCCATGCGGGAGTAAGCCTTGGCCTGCATGGCGTGCAGGTCACAGGCAAGGGCCGGGCTCAGCGCCGTTCCGGCAGTGCGCAGGCCAGCCTGGGCGAACGCGACGGCCTGCCGGTACTCGCCCAAGAAGAGTGCGTGATTGACCAGGAGAGCTATCACGTACCCGCCGAATGCCCGGTCTCCCGAGGCCTTCGCGAGCCTGAGCGCCTGGTGGTAGTACCGCTGCGCGAGCCCTTGAGCAGACGAGTCGTACGCGCAGATCCCCGCGATGGCAACTAGGCCACCAACCGCACGGTGCAGCTCCCGTCCTGTCTGGTCCGAGTAGGTGCCTCGCATCAGTGGAGCCGTGTCCTCCACCAGGAACCGCAGCACCCGAGATCGCGTCGCAACACCACCGGCTTTCCGGTACATCTGCTCGTAGTGGCTCCTCGCGGTGCGCAGTTGCCCGACGTCGGGCATGCCGACACGGATCGTGCCGCGGCTGCTCACATCCACGTCCTCGGGCGGGTTCTCCCACTCCCACACCGGCCCCACCGCAGGCAGCCCAGTGATCACGGGCGCCCGCAGGAGATCCTCACGTCTCTGGTTGTCGCCCCGCCACAGAGCGGTGGCTTTGCCGATGAACCCTTCCAGAGGCGTCCCTGCAGGGTGGGGCGCGGAGCGGGACCCCATGCCGATGTCGTCGAGACTGAGTGGCCGGCCAAGCCGTGCGCCCAGGACCTCGGTGATGATCTCCGGCGTGTGACCGCGGGGGCGCTGGCCGCGAAGCCAGCGGATGACGGAGCTGTGGTCGTAGTGCATCTGCTTCCCTCGTGCTGCTCCCGCGCTGTTGATGCGCGCGGCGAGTCCTACACGGGACATTCCTGCCTCGTCGAGGAGAGCGTCTAGCTGTGTGTTCGGCTCCATCGGTGCTCCCAACTCACTCAGTGTGTGGAGCCTAGCCACAGGCGGTTCACACAATGTGTGAACCTGCCAATGCGACGCGGGCGTTGCACACACTCCCGTCGACTGATCTGGGTCGACAGCATCGGTGCATGGAACCACTGACCACAATGGACGTGAGCATCCCGCGTACGCCCGAGGCGCATGGTGGTATCGCGCTCGGCATCGGCTCGATACGCGGCAGCACACGTCGGCTGCTCGCAGAGGATGCCGAGGCCGGGGACGCGTGGCTCGCCGACTGCTCCGCGCGCCCTGACCTTGTACGCGACGCATGGAGCCTGGAGGCCCTTGCCCCGATCAGGAGCGGCGCTCACTGGCTGGTCGCCGAATCGCGGCTCGTCGCCGGCATGGAGGCCCTGAGCCGTATCCGCGAGGAGCGCCGGGGACCTGTCCTCGTGGATACGACGCTCGACCGGGCCTGGTGGCTGATGCCGCCCGACTCTGGCAGGGCGTTGGACTGCATCCGCGGTATCAGAGCGGAGCCGTGGGGGATGCCACTGCACTGCCCGCCGACTGGCCGGCAGGCGTGTGGCCGCATCTGGCTGCACCGGCCCGACGGCTCCGGTCGGCTCACTGCCCCTGCCATCCTCGCCGCCGCGCTCGGCCCGGTCGGCACCCCACTCACGGAGGCATCCAGATGACTGCGACAACCCCGCCCGCCGAGGACACCGCCCCTCCGGCGCTTGAGGAAGTGCTGCTCAAGCGGCTGACGAACCCACGGGACCAGGCCGGTCTACGTGCCCTCATCGAGGAGGGGACTGTCCTCGCCCGCAGCAGCGTCCGCCGGTCGCTGATCGTCACGAACGACGAAGGCAAGCCGGTGGGCTGTGCGTGGGACCGCGTCGCCAAGGAGCGGTACGGTCTCGACCTCGACGAGGAGCAGCGGATCTTCCTGGACGTCATCCTGTCGGTCGCGAGCTTTCACCATGTCAATCTCGGCTGGCTGATGGAGATCGACGACCGGCGCCTCGCGATCCTGCTGCGCGCGATGACGGAGATGGCGGGCAACGACACCATCGCGATCGGCACCAAGCTCTGAGCCCCCGCCGCCGGTGCGCGCCGACTGCGCCGGCGGCGGGATGAACCGGCCGTCCCGTACGTGGGCCGCGCGGGGCGACCCTAGCGCCCCGCCGCAGTACACCCCCTGACTCTGCGGCGGGGCACTCTGCTGTGTTCATCGGTCCCTGCGGACCAGGTCCAGCGGTGCGCCGAGCGCGCTCTCGATCCGAAGCAGTGTGGAGAGACGAGCATCGCGCTGCCCACGCTCGATTTCTGAGTAGGCCGCTCGATCTATTCCAGCCCGCTCCACAAGTTCTTCCTGGGTGAGGCCGACTGCACGCCTTGCCTCACGGAGCCGCTCGCCAAAAGCGATACGTAGCGCGAGGAGCTGAGCCGGATCAGGGGGCGGGGCAGAGAGCGACACCCTGCCAAGTTGGCCATTCCATGTTCGAATGTCCGTAGGCGAATTCGCCTACATTTCTCCCATGGCTGGTACGGAGGACAGGTATCCGTGCGGGGTAGTTCGGATATCAATAGGTAGGCCCTGGGGATCGAATCGAGAAGCGAGTGACTGGTGAGCAGAGGTAAGTCGGACCCGCACGTATCCCCCGACCGTCCCGAGCGTTCGTCGGGTATGGAGGCGTCACGCGTCGCGAGCTACCGGATCACTCCGCCTGAGATCCTTGCCTGCTACGGCTGGCGGCTCGGGGACTGTTTTGCGTGCCGCGCGAAGAATCGTTTCGTCACGATCATCGGGCAGCGCGGGAGCGAGGCTGGCGAAGCGGTGCCCCTGGCGATGTGCGGGAGCTGCGTTCTGGTTCAGGAAGAACGGCGTCGGGCGCGGATGATCCGCCGTGGGCGCCCGTATGTTGCTGGAGGCATCGGGCAGCGGGAACGGCGCGAGGGGTAGCGAAACGGCTGCCCCAGCCTGGGGCAGATCTGGGGCAGGACTGGGGCACGAGCTCCCATGCTGCCCCACGGAGACCCATCCAGAGCCATGGTCCCGGCCAGCGAAAAAACGAAAGAGACCGTCTCCCACCTGGGGAAACGGCCTCTAACGATCTCTTCTAGCTGTCGGGGTGGCGGGATTTGAA